CGTCGTGGTGCGCCCCCCGGGAAGCGGGAACACCGAAACGTTCGCCGTCCCGCGTGACAGATCCGCCGCAAGCTGGGCCGAGACCGGCCAGCCGCGAAACACCCGGCACATCGAGCCCGTCGAACTGCCCGCATCGATCCCGTCCGGGTACAAGGCACCCGACACACACACGACCAGGGCTTGTTCCACATCAGAAATATCGGCCATTCAACACCTCGGACGCGAGACACGTGCGGCCACCCTGCCGCACGTGCCAGCCCAGCCACACCAGGACAAAGCATGCATCATCGCGCCTGCGGAACGACGCACGAGATCGTTGTCCCGCAAGCAAGCAAGGCTGGGCTCTGCCCAGACCCGCCAGGGGCGAGCCGCCCCTGGACCGGCTTGACTTAGCAAGTGGATTCCAAAGGCGAGCCTTTGGCGGAGTTTGAGGCCCATGCTTGAAGGCGGGGCCTCAACCTTCCTTTCCTCACGCTCATGCAACACAGCCGCCCGGGTTCAGATCGCCGCCGACCTCACGATCAGCCGCCAGCCAAGCTCGGACTCCTCCGCCGCCTCCACCAGGTATCCCTGGTCCGTCTCGTCCCGCAGCAGATCGGCCGAACGCAGCGCCACCGGCAGCCTCGGCAGGAGAACCGTCCACGATCCGGCCCCCGCCTCGCCCGGAAGCGAGCCGGACCCGCCCCCTGCGCGCATAAGTATGCTGGCAGGCCAGCGCTCGATGAGCCGTTCGTCGCTCAGCTCGCGCACGCCGCCATACCCCGAGGCCCCGGCCCCACCCGCGCCCAGCGGCCGCCACGCCGTCACGACACGGTTGGTCCGCACGCACTGCACGGGCAGCAAAGCCTGCTGCGCCGCCACGAAATACGTCGCGTCATGCCCGGCGAGATAGTCGCCGCACCGCGTGTAGGCGCTGTCGAACACCCCCCACCACATCGACCGGCCAAACCCTTGCGGCTTGCGGTAGCTCGAGTCTTCGGCGTTGAAGGAGGCGTGCAGCCGCAGCACGCGATTGGCACGCGCCAGCGGCAGACCATTGCCCCTCGGGCGCAGGACATCGTGGACCGCGCCGATCCGGCGAGCCGCCACGCCAAGACCGCGCTGCACACGGTCCTGCAGGAGAACTGGAGTCATGCAACCTCTGCGCCTGTGTGGCAGAAAATACGCCCCCGGAGCAGGCGATCACCGTCCGGGACCCGTAACGACGGAGACTTACCCCGTGCCAGGAGTTCGAGACATCGGCCTGCCAGCAAGCCAGGCTGGGCTCTGCCCAGACCCGCCAAAGGCCAAGGCCTCTGGACACCAATTTACTTAGACAAGTGGTTTCCAAAGGCGAGCCTTTGGCGGAGTTTGAGGCAGAGCCTCAACCTTGCTTGCTTCACCGGCCAAGCGACAGACCCGCTGGTCTCAGACGACCCATCTCACACCGGAACCGCCAGCAAGCCCTTCGCCAGGCGGCACCCCCAGGAACTGGCATAGCCGCCGCCGCCACTCATCCAGCAGGCGCAGGCGATCGGACACTTCGTCGGCATTGCGGGTCCACACCGCCGCCCGCTCGGTATCAAGGGTCGCTCCGGCCTCGGGGACAGCGCATTCCAGCGCCGACAAGGTCGAGAGCTGGTTACGCACCACAGCCTCCTCGGCGGCTGACAGGTTGCTCAGCCGGTACTCCAGGGCGCCGTAGGCCGTATAGAACCGCCACCCCATGTTGCCCGCGGCCCCCGCGCCATAGGCGGGATAGCCGCAGAAACGACGCACATCCGTGCGCTCCACGTCGCTGAACATTGAACCTCCCAAGCCCATCATGCCAACGGCCCTGACATCGACCTGCAAGCCAAGCAGGGCTGGGCTCTCCCTCCGCTGCCCTTCCAACGACCCAGGCGGCTCGTCGGAATCCTTGGCAGCGACGCCCAGACCCGCCAGAGGCGAGCCGCCCCTGGACCGGCTTCGCTGTCAGCCGATATGCTCGATCATGACCGCGCGCTTGAAGGCGGCGTTGGTCGCCGTCGGCACCGTGAGGCTCGTCGTCGTGGTGTCGGACGGCGCGCAGAACCCGCCGATCCAGTACCAGGACTGGGAGATGATCTGCTGCAGCCGGTCAAGCGGCTCGCGCGTGACCATGGCCACGCCGTCGATCAGGGTGACTTCCGCCGCGTGAGGCGCCACGTCGGTGGCCGTCATCCCGGCGAAGTCTCCCTCGATCAGCGCACCCTGGCCCACCATGATCGGCCGGCGCACCGACGATCCGGCGATGGTCGGATGCGCCTGGACGTACGCCTCGGTGGTCAGGACGAAGCGGACACCCAGGAACTCGTTGACCACGCCCATGCCCGGCCGGAACACCTCGTTCGCCGACGTCAGACCGACGAACAGCCTCTGGAAGTCCGGATCGGCGAACAGTTGGCGCGCGCTGACCGGATCAAGGTAGCAGTTATACGCGCCCCCGATGTCCGGCACGGCATTCATCCGCAGCGCAGCCACGGCATCGAGCACGGAGTCCATCGACATGACGTCGCTCTGCACCAGCGCGCTGGTGTTGGTCCTGCGGTTGGGCCGCATGATCACCGACGCCGTCGCGGCCTGCACCGTGTTGCCCGCCGTGCCGTCCTGCACCGACACGTTGCCCGACAGCGTCAGCACGCCGGACACCCCGCCCGGCGCCGTGCAGGCGTTCACCTGGTCCACCGCAGCCGCCACCAGCGTGTAGGTGTTCGAGCCGATCGTGATGGTCATCGACGACGTGCTGCCCACCGGGGACTGCACGCCGTTGACGAAGATCGTCTGGAACCCGCGAACGTCGTCGACCGCGACCTGCGGCGCCGCGGAGGCCAGCGTCGTGCGGACCCGGGTGTTGCCCCCGAAATACGGGGAGAACAGGGCATTGCGCGCCAGCTCGTCCAGGCTGCGTGCCGCCTGCTCGCCGTTGACGTGGGCGTTCTGCAGGAACTGGCCGGAAATCCCCACACGGCTCGTCACCATGTTGAGGTCGGTGGTCGACGCATAGTGGTTGATGCTCAGGGTGTACTGCTCGACGCCCCAGCCCGTGGGCACCAGGCCATTGTCCAGGTTGGTGTTGAACGAGGCGGGGATCGGCACGGTCACGGACGGCTTCAGCCCCGCCCGGGTCTTCGTCAGCGTCTCACCGATGCCGACCGCAATGTCCTCCCGGTCGGCGCAGGCCCGGTAGCCGAGCCGCGAGCGGATCGCCTGCTCGAACTCACGTGCCAGGAAGCCCTGCTGGATGATCGGCTGCAGCGCCAACGGGAAGTTCTGGATACCCATGCTATTGCCTCGTCTGAAACGTGGAAGGAAACTGTTGGTCTGCGGCCAAGGTCAGTTGGAGATCCCGGATGAGCCCGAAATCCGACAAGCCGGTCAGGAACAAGGCCGGCAAGCCCGTCAAGCCGGCCGAACCGAGACTCGCGGTGAGCGTCGCCGAGGACGCCTCGCACGCGACGCTCACCCTGCTGCCGCCCAGCGGCCTCGACGGCAGCCTCACGCTATCGCTGGGCCAGATCACGACGTTGATCCAGCACCTCGGAGCCGCCCGCAGCCGCCTGGTCGCGAACGAGCCCGTCCCGCCGATCACCGGTGCCGCCATCACCCCGGTCTTCGCAACGCAGTGGGCGGTGCAGCCCGAGGCCCTGACGGAGGGTTCCGTCATCGCCTTCCAGCACCCTGCCTACGGCCCGGTCGGCTTCGTCCTGCAGGCCGCCGACGCGGAACGCGTCATCAGGGCGCTCACCAATCATCTCGCGATGGTGCACAGCCGCGAATCGAGCCAGAGCAAGCCAAGCTGATACCCACGGCCTTCAAGTGGCCGGTAAAGCAAGCAAGGTTGAGGCTCTGCCTCAAACTCCGCCAAAGGCAGGCCTTTGGAATCCATTACTTAAGTAAAGCCGGTCCAGGGGCGGCTCGCCCCTGGCGGGTCTGGGCAGAGCCCAGCCTTGCTTTCTTTCAAGTCAACGCATAGGCCGTTGCCATGCCGTTACCGCCTGCGCAGCAGCTCCGCGCGGGCGGCCTTCCACTCGTCCAGCGACATCTCCGTCGCAAGCTTCGCCTTGACGGCTGCACCGGGCGGCGGGCTTGCGGTGCTGCTCGAGCTCGCCCGCGCGAACAGCCAGGGCTTATCGCCACGCAGCCGGTCCATCAGCGCAGCGCCGCCCTGAACCTCCCCGTCCTCGCCGACGCTGACCTGCGCCAGGTTGGCGAGCTTGAGCCCGTCGAGGTCGATCATGCCGGCCTTGACCGCCTCCATCCGCAGCTCCGCCCGGATCAGCCGGTCCTTGGCCGCGGTGCCCATGTCGAGCAGCTCCTTCTCCAGCCGGTCCGCCCTGGCCCGCAGCGATGCAAGCTCCTCGGTCGCACTATCGCCGGCACCAGACTGGTCGCTCATTGCTTCTGCTCCACGCGTCCAAGTTCCTCCACAATGTCCTGCACACCGTATGTCGGTGCCAGGAACCGAAGCGCAGTCTCGCGCGAGAGTTGTCCCGCCGCGACCAACGCGATCAGCGTGTGCGCGTCCGCCGCACGGTCCTGCGCCGAGTCCGGGTACCACCGCGGCCACGCCAGGCTCAGCGGCGCGTCCGCATCCAGCCGCCCCAGCTCGACGCCCCCGATCCTCAGCCGATAGCGCTGGCTGGCCTGCAGAACCATGCGTGCAAGCTGCAGCAGCGCGCCCTCGCCGTAGCTGACCCGCAGATTGTCGGCGAGCCAGACCAACCCCTGGTTCATCAGCTCCAGCGCCCGCCCGGACGAGGCCGCCGACAGGCGCGACGCATCGCTGCGATTGCCGTGCACGCTCTCCAGGGCAAACTCGCGCAGCGTGCGCACATACTCGATCACCGCGGCCGACGCCGTGCCGCCGATCTCCAGCAGCTTGGCGTCGCCCTTCTCGCTCACCACCAGGGCGTTCGCGGCGCCACGCACCATGTCGCCGTCCAGCCCCGCCGGCTCCTTGATCAGCAGCGTCGGATCTGAGCTGTACTTCAGGCCGCGCCCAGCCTGGCTGAGCTGGTAGTCGATCTCGATCGAGGTCTCGATCGCGGCCCTGAAGGTGCAGGCGCCGTCCAGCCCCTGCCCGCCCGGCAGGTTGCGCACCCACACGATCGGCACGAAACCCAGCCCATGCCGGATGCTGCGGCCGACGTCCTTCTCCGCAGGCAGGTCGCTGCCGACCGCCACCGGCAGGAACCACACCTCCTCCTGCGCGTCCCAGACCCGCGTGAACCAGTACGCGGCACCCGCATCGGCAACGGCGTAGCCCTGTGCCGCCAGCACCTGGCCGCTTACCTTGTAGCGCTCGCTCACCCGGCTGAGCGTGTCCGGCGCGTCGGCATCCCACTCCGGAGTCAGATACGGGGTGTCCAGCACATCGATGAAAATCCGCCCCCTCAGAACACGTAGCAGCAGGGCCACCGACCCCACGGAACCGCGCAGGGCCGCGTCGACCATCACCAGGTTGAGACGCGCATCCCTCACCACCGCACTCAGGGCGTCGCGCACGGCATGGTCCGCGCTGTCCACCACCGGGAAATGCCCCTCGCTGAACAGCAGGGCAACGCTGTCCTCGACCACGATCCTGGCAAGAGCGTACCGGACCGAAGGTTTTCTTTGCCGGAGCGGAATGTACTCGCCACCTCCGCTGCGCTCGTCGTGGAACTCGTAGGGCAGGATGTCGTAGAGCGTGCCGTCCAGCACCCGCCGCAGGATGTCGAGATCCCGGGCGCGCGCCGGATAGTCCGGATCGCGCGGGATCAGGTCGCAGATTGTCTGAAACATTCACCGCCCCAGGAAGGGAACCTGCGCGAAACGCGCCGGCCCGGTCGTCATCGTCAGCATCGAGAAACCCCGGGACAGCGCATCTACCTGGTCGTCCTTCGACCCGTTCGGGAAATCCGCAAGCTCTTCCACAAACACCCGCGTCCACTCCGCCTGCACCACCTTCACCAGACCCGCCTCGACCTGGCTCGCGACAGGCACCGCGCGGCTGAGCTTCGACCCTGTCTCGGGGGTCGCCACGACCCGGAAGCCCGCGAGCCTCTGCGTCAGGAAACGCACCTGCGCCTTGCCGGCCTGCCCCGGGTCCTGCGGCAGCCCGACGGCCACCTCGCGGCCATCCTGCTGCGCCGTCGTCACGATCAGCGCGGCGACCTCCACCGAGCAGACCCGCACCCGGCGAACGTCGAGCACGACGAAGCCGCCATCCTCGCAGCGCAGCAGCTTGACCCCTGCCGTCCAGTCGGGATCGCCCTCGCTCCCCGCCGTCGCCGCCAGATCCCAGGCCCTGACCACCTGCCCGCCCTGCATCTGCGGGCAGGCATCCACCACGCCGATCTGCCCCGTGCGAAACAGCAGACCCTGCTGGCGCACCGGCGACTGCTGGAACAACGCGGCAAACGCCCGCTCTCCCAGCGCCCGCCGCTTCCGCTGCAGAGCCTCCAGGCTCTCCCACCCCGGCCAGAGCGGCGCGCCGACCTCCCGGCCGAGCGGGTCCCCGGCCTCGGCCAGCGCGGGCAGCCGCAGCACCTGCCAGTCGTCGGTCTCCATGAGCCGCCCCCCGAGATCGTCAGGGTGCCAGCGCGTCATGATCAGCACGATCCGCCCGCCCGGCCGCAGCCGCGTCGACAGGTCCGACCGGAACCACTGCCACAGCCGCTCACGACAGGCTGCGTCGTCGGCCTCTGCCTGCGACTTCACCGGATCATCGATGAGCAGCAGATCCGCCCGCCGCCCGGTCACCGCGCCGCGAACGCCGGTGGCGTAATACTGGCCGCCGCGATCTGTCGCGAACCGTTCCGCCGACGCGCCCCGCTGCAACCCATAGCCCAGCCGTGCGGAATGCGCCTCGATCAGCGTCTTCACACCCCGGCCGAAATGACGGGCCAGCCCGCCCGTATGGGCGGCGGCGATCACCGAACTGTTCGGATGCTGCGAAAACCACCAGGCCGGGAACAGCATCGAGGCATAGGTGCTCTTCGCCGACCCGGGAGGCAGCAGCAGCATCAGCCGGTCGATCTCGCCCCGCGCGACACGCTCCAGCCTCTCGATGAGCAGAAGATGATGCGCGGCCGGCACCTGGTTGCTCGGCGCCAGGGCCAGTTCCGCCCAGTCCCGCAGCCTGCCACGCACGCCAAGGCGAAGCTGCTTCTCCTCCAGCGCCCGAACCTGTCTGGCCGTCCGGAGCCTAGGCTCCGTCGGCTCCCTCGCACACTGCATCGAGCCCCTCGTCATCCAACGCCCAAAGCTCACCCCGCAACGTCCGCGATGTCTGCCTTGGATGCAGATACGGAGCGGCAATCCTGGCAAGACAGACCGCGCCATCGTGGTCACCTTCGTTCCACTTGCGACGCATTGTCCGCAACAGCACGTCAAGGGGCAACAGAACTGCGATCGCGGACCTCCCTCGATAGATCAAACCCACCTCCAGATATTCTTCGCAAGACCATTTTCGATCCGCCTTTTAGGAAAAGGCTTATCGTTGATTTCGGTCGAACACCTGACTGCTGCCGGAGGATCAGGCTTCCCCAGGAACCGGAGGTCTGTCCTGTGTCCCGGTCACTCCTGTCAGCAACGTATTCCGAACGAAGGTGGATGCTTGCCCACCATGGCAGCCAGAAATAGGATGCCGCCCTGACGCGCTCCTCGGACTAGACCAGTCCAGGGCCGTTCAGGCCGGCACACCACGCCGACGCACAATTCGTCATCATGACTAACAAACTAGGGGGTCATGGGGCTGATGGGCAAGCGTCATCGCGTGTGGCATGAAGAATTTTCCAGAGCACCCGGGAACCGGGCCGCAGTTCACCCTGCAGCCACATGCCACGGCTCTGCCATATGCCCGCTGGTGCTTGCCCTCGCGCTCTCCGCCTGCGCGAGCAACCCCACAGGCATGCAGGGACGCTGGGTGGGCTCCGTGAAGCCTGCAGCCGGCACCTGTGACCCTGCCAGCCAGGCTGTGCTGACCATCGAGATCGGCCGAACTCCCCCCTACGCAGCAACCTTCTCGCCGACCGCCGGCGTGCTGGCGCTGCACGGCACCTCCGACGGGACAGCCCAGGTCGCCGCGGACCTGCACGCCACCGGCATGAACCACCAGCCCTATGTGCTTGCGTTCAGTGGAACAAGAACCGGCGACACGATCACCGGAACCTACATCAGCCCGCGCTGTCGCTCCGAAGTCGAGCTCCATCGCGGATAG